AATGAAGCATTTGAGAATGCATTTCAGAACGATATAGACAACATCTTTGATGATTACCAGTCTTATATCATGGATAACGCAGACCCTTCTGAAGTTATCATTTGCAATGGAGATACTCTACTCGAGGCTGCCGAGAACGAGTACTTGCTAGAAGAATTTAAACAGTCTTGGATTGATGAGAGGATATATAATGTATAAATTATTTCAAATTTCAGTTCCACGTGAACAGTATGATGAAGTCAATAAACTAGGTTGGTCAGAAGCAATGGTCAAGTACCCATTGATTGAGGCTAGTCAAGCCCTGCGAATGGCTGGTTCTGAAGCATATGTCACTGAGTACGATGCTCTGTTCACCCATGTGGCTGACCTCGATGCTGACAATCTTGAAGAAGCGTTTCGGCTTCACAACTTCCAAGAAGAAGACAAGATCACACGATATGCTAAACAGCATTCATTGTCAGTTGGCGATATCTGTGTTGGTGAGTATGGTGATGTCCATATATGCGATAACTTCGGCTGGACTCAGATGATGTCTTCTAACTTAGGTAATATGGAGAAAGCGGCATGAGCGACAATATCAAGATAGAAGAAGAGAATCGAGAAAGACATGGTGGACCATTTGATCGTGGTTCTGCTGACAGCTACTACGGTAGACGTTCTACGCCCCACTATTTTCAGGGTGCCACATACGCCTCTGTCCAGATAGAAGAATGGGACATGACTCCCGAAGAAGTCCAAGAATATCTTGCTGGATATCAAAAAAATGAAGAAGACTCAAACTTCAAGGAGTGGTGATGCCAAATTTTGATCCAAAAGAAATAAAGAATTCCAATCGAATTTTTAAATCAGCAACTCCAAAATATACACTCGATTGGTATTTGAAGTGGGTTGCCAGCGCATTCGTATTATCTTCAATGTCAATTCGTGGTGTTGAGGGCTATGCGGCAATTGATTTATATCTATCTCTATGTGGCATTAGCCTTTGGTTAGCGGTCTCGCTGATATGGAAAGACCGTGCGCTGATATTACTGAATGGGGTTGGTCTGTTATTCTTAATAAGGGCAGTAGCAGAGAGGTTAATGACATAATGAAGATAGCCATAATTGGTTGTGGTTTTGTTGGTAAAGCATTCAAAGCCGCTCTTGAAGTAGTACACGATATTCATGTGATAGATCCCGCCCTCAACACAAATAAACTATCTGATCATACTTTTTATGATGGGATATTGATTTGCGTTCCCACGCCTGCAAACGTAGATGGCTCTTGCGACTACTCGTTGCTAATCGATGTCATGGACAGTATTACTGATCCAACTATTCCGGTTATGATTAAGAGTACCATAGACTTGAAGGCGTGGGAACACCTTTCCGCAACATATGCTAATCCTATTGTATTTTCTCCTGAGTTTTTGAGACAGGATTTTGCTGATAGAGATTTGAAAGCCAATAAGTATTGTATCCTAGCGGGAAAGAACTGCAATGCTTGGTGGACTATTCTAGTGCAGTCACCTACATTTAAGCGCAAGATATACCAATATGCTTTCAATGAAGTTAGAGAAGCAATAATTATGAAGTATGCGGTGAATTCCTTTCTCGCTACTAAAGTTATTTTCTTCAATCAACTCAAAGAATTCTGTGATGACAATGACATAGACTTTGACCGAGTTAGATCATTGGTTTCATCTGATGAAAGAATTGGATTATCACATAGCAATGTGACTGAACAAGGAGGTTTCGGTGGTGCCTGTTTTCCTAAAGACACCAAAGCGTTTTCTCACATGGACACAAACAACAGAATGGGAGTCCTGCAGAAAGCGATTGACGATAATGCCAAATATGGCGGAGAAGACAATGAACCTAGTTTATAACGCACTCAGAACACCCGATGGAACAGTACTGACAAGCCGGCATCGCCATGATTATGTTACTCACATTGATAAGAACGGTAAAGAGTACATGATTGACGGTGGGTTAGATTACGTTAGATCCAGTGCTAATGGTGATGAAGAATATCTTACTGTAACAACTGATTCAGATCATCCAGTATGCAGAGAAGCCTGTGAATGGGGAACATATGGCATTAACGGTGACCAACCGTTATCGCATATAAAGTTATGTGATATGGATACAGCCCATATTGAAGCAGTCCTAGAGAATGTTAATGATAGAATTCGCCCTTCCATCAAAGAGATGATGAAAGAAGAATTACAATTTCGGAATACGCTTACCGATTTTGGTGTATAAATAAAAGGCAACACACTGATTGGATATATAATGCCCACATATAGATTTAAGAATAACGAAACCGGTGAAGAATGGGAAAAGTTTATGAGCATTAGTGCTGGTGAGACATTTCTTGAAGATAACCCACACTGCTCTAAGATGCTTTTTGCTATGAATATAGTTGGTGGCACTGGCGATGCAGTAAAACCTAATGGTGGATTCACAGAAGTGATGCAAGGAATTGCAGCCGCGAATCCATATTCTCCCTTGGCAGACACATATGGTAAGAAAGACCCTACGTCTGTGAAGCTACGCAACGTGGTCAAAGATGTTAAGAAGAAAGTCGGAGATTCACACGAGTGATGGTACATATTTTATGACTGAAGAAAATGAACATGTAAAAACTGAAGATGAGATATTCAATGAGGAACGAGTAAGAACTCTCCAAGAAGCATTGACAATCGATTACTTAGAAAAATTTGACATATACGCCAAGCTAAAGATTACACAACGAGACTTGGTTGCATTAGAGATAGCACATGCTAAAGTGCAAAAAATTAATGCACTTATAGGGGCAAACAACAAAAAATTGACCGAGGAATGCAGTGAACTTCGCGGAAGACATAAATATGAAAGTGAACGCACTCTAGAGTTTGAATCTAAGAATAAAGAACTTAGAAAGAGAATGCGGGATATGAAAGATAAGTTCTCGCCCACGGCAGAAATAGAAGAGCCGTATATTGAGCCAGAACCTGTCAAGAAGAAACCAAAAAAGAAAATAGTGGACGTGAAGACCGATGATAAAATTCTCTAGTTATCTCAATGAGGATGCCCAAGGCAAGAATTTGCACTTGGAGCACCTTGAGGACGAGATAATAAATTTCGGAATAAATGGCGGCAGAGGTGCTGTCAATTTTCTACGCTCATTAAGAGATATGATGGCTGGACACTCCAGATCCTCGCTGAACATGACAGTTAAGTGGGATGGTGCACCAGCTATTTTTGCGGGTATTGACCCGAGTGACGGTAAATTTTTCGTAGCAAAGAAGTCTGTATTCAATAAGACTCCTCTGTTATATAAAACGATTGGAGAGATCGATACCGACACTAGGTTACCAGCCGCTCTGAAACCTAAGTTCAAACTTGCTCTGGTTGAGTTTGGAAAATTGGGAATCAAAAATGTCCTACAGGGCGATTTGATGTTCACGAAAGAAGACCTCGAGAATGAAACTATCGATGGTAAGAAGTGGACAACATTTCAACCTAACGCAATTGTTTATGCTGTTCAACGAGATTCAGCATTGGAAAAGAAAATCAAATCTGCAAAAATTGGTGTCGTTTGGCATACCACATACACGGGTTCTTCACTTGAGAAAATGTCTGCATCATTCGGTGCTAACATTTCCAAACTCAACTGGAACAAAAATGTATGGATGGATGATGCAACATACAAGGACGATTCCGGCACCGCCACATTTACTGCAACAGAGACAGCCGCCGTTACTGCGAAACTGTCTGAGACAGGTAGACAGTTTAACAAAATTAACTCTACTGAATTAGCTAAGTTCTTACGACTACAAGATTCGCTGGTAGGCAAATTTGTTGGTGCTAGTCTGAAGACGTACAATAATTCCAAAGTCAGAATTGGTGCAGAGATTACTAATCCAAAGGCACACGCTAAAGGTTATCTAACTTGGGTTGAAGATAAATTCGACAAAGAAAAAGCCAAGTTAAAGACCGAGAAGAGCCAAATAGCAATTGAGGACAAAAAGACCGAGACCCTCCGAGAACTCGGTAAGCTACTCAGCTTACTTGAAAACGTCATCATCTTCCAGAATCTTCTTGTGTCTGCTAAGATGATGATTGTTTCCAAACTCAATAAAGTAAAACAAATAACGGACACATTCGTCCGCACCAAACAAGGCTTCAAGGTAGTTAATCCTGAAGGCTTTGTTGCTATAGATAGAGTAAACGGTAATGCCGTCAAACTTGTTGACCGTATGGAATTCTCATACAACAATTTCACCGCTATAAAAGCCTGGGATAGATAAATAGGTTTAACGATTAGTATAAATAGATACTAATAGTACTCTAATAAAAGAGATTTTAAACCATGTTCCGTAATATAAATGAAGCAAAAGAAAAGCATATAGTATTTGCTTTTGGCAGGCTCAATCCGCCCACCGCTGGACACAGTAAACTCATTGATAAGGTGCAGTCTGAGGCGCGAAAGCGTAATGCGGATCACCGAGTCATTGTGAGTCATTCTCAGGACAAACATAAAAATCCTCTCTCTGCCAATGACAAGATCAAGTATCTAAAGTCTATTCATAACACCACCAAATTTGAAGCATCTTCCAAACAGCATCCACACTTCATTGCACACCTAAAAAAGATGCATCAGGAAGGACACACACATGTTACTATGATCGCTGGTTCTGACAGAGTGCAAGAATTTCAGCGACTCGCTGATAAATACAATGGTAAAGACTATGACTTTAAACACTTGAAAGTCGTATCTGCGGGTGAGCGTGATCCCGATGCAGAAGGCGTTACTGGTATCAGTGGCACTAAGATGCGAACACATGCATCTAATAACGATTACAAGTCATTCAAGAGTGGCTTACACACACGAGCCAACGACACCCACGCGAAGAATTTGTTCAAAGCAGTCCGTAAGGGCATGCAACTTCAAGAAGACGAAGTACGGCACTCATTCGCCAGTTTTATTCAGGAGTAACAATGTCAGTTAAACTACTACAAGAGAGATGCGGCATAGTGGGCGCCGCTAATGATGGAATCTTTGGCGGAGATACCATTCGTGCGGCAATGTCGCATTACAATTTAACCGAGTTAGAAGCGGCACATTTCTTTGGTCAAGTCGCTCACGAATCTGGCAACTTTAGCGCATTCAGTGAAAACTTAAACTACTCAGCGAAAGCATTAGACTCGGTGTTTGGTAAATATTTCGCCCGAGCAGGAAGAGATGCCACGGAGTATGAGAGACAGCCAGAAAAGATAGCCAATGTTGTGTACTCTAATCGCATGGGCAATGGCAAAGAAGAATCTGGTGATGGATGGAAGTTTCGTGGTCGAGGCGCACTACAACTTACTGGCAAAAACAATTATCAAGCATTCGCCGATTCAATTAACGACCAACATGTGATGGATATGCCAGATTGTGTTGCAGAAGAATACGCTTTTGAATCTGCTCTGTTCTTTTTTGAGACAAATGGTCTCTGGGAAATTTGCAATCAGGGTATGAATGATGCTATAATAGAGAAACTCTCGCGCCGTATCAATGGTGGTACTCACGGACTACAAGACAGAATGGATAAGTCGAAAAAATACTATGAGTACTTATAAATAATTTTGAGGAGTTAGCAATGAGAATTTTAGGATTTATTACATTGG